AAAAACTTACCCACAGTTAAAGTTTGATTTTTGTGCAACGTTAGGACACGTATGGCCCATATCAGATGAAGCCTTTATGCCTAATAATAGAGATGTTTTAAAATTTGCTAACGCCCTTGCTGAAATTACAAACAGCGATGCTTATAAGAAATCGCTACATTAAATGTAAAGGAGGTAACATGCCTAAGAAGCGCAACTACAAAAGAGAATACGAGAATTACCAAGGTACAGAGGAACAGAAGAAAAACCGAGCTAAACGTAATACTGCCAGACGTAGAGCATTAAAAGACGGAAAGGTATCTAAAGGAGATGGTAAAGATATAGCCCACAAGAAAGCTATATCAAAAGGCGGTAAGAACTCAGGGAATACTAAAGTAGAATCTGCATCCAAGAACCGATCTTTTAAACGAAACTCTAGCGGCAAATTAGTGTCTGAAAAAAGTACAAGGGAAAGGAAGAAAAAATGAAAGTAGTAAAAGACCGAGCTATTGTCCTTCAAACTAAACAACCTCATCTTATAACAGAAAAGATAAACAACTATAAAATATTAAAAGAAGAACGAGGTGTTTATAAGATAGCATTGCGTTGGGATTTATACGAAGCCCAGGTTCTAGCGGAGCTAAAAGTAAAAAATGTACCTTCTCCAATAATGCGTGACTACGCATGGTTAGGTAAACACAAACCATTTAAACATCAAAAAGAAACGTCAGCTTTTTTAACCTTACATAAAAAAGGTTTTTGTTTTAACGAACAAGGGACAGGCAAGACGGCTTCTGTAATATGGGCTGTTGATTACTTAATGCAGCAGAAAAAAATAGAACGAGTGCTGATTATATGCCCTTTGTCTATTATGAAATCGGCATGGCAAGATGATTTATTTAAATTTGCCATGCACCGTACTTGTTCTGTGGCACATGGGACTTCTGCAAGACGCAAAAAAATATTTAACGCAGGTGCTGAGTTTGTAATTATAAACTTTGACGGTGTAGCTGTAGTTAAAGATGAAATTATGAACGGCGGCTTTGATATGGTCGTAGTTGATGAAGCTAATGCTTACAAGAATACTCAAACTAATCGTTGGAAAACACTAAGAGACATAGTTAAAGATGTACCGTGGCTTTGGATGCTTACAGGTACTCCCGCAGCACAATCTCCTGTTGATGCGTTTGGTTTAGCAAAATTAATAAACCCAGACAATGCACCTAAATATTTTGGACAATTTAGAGATAAAGTTATGTACAAGGCTTCTCAATTTACATGGAGGCCAAAAGTAGATGCAGACAGAACGGTGCATGAAGTATTACAACCTGCTATAAGATTTGAAAAAGACCAGTGTTTAGACTTACCTCCTGTTACTTACGTAGAACGAGAGGCACCTTTGACTAAACAACAATCAACGTATTACAAAGTATTAAAAAACCGCATGATGATGGAAGCTGATGGAGAACAAGTTACTTCTGTTAATGCTGCTACTAATTTAAATAAGCTTCTTCAAATATCAGGAGGGGCAGTCTACTCTGATGACCGTGAAGTAATTGAATTTGATGTAAGTAGTAGATTAAAAATTATTAAAGAAGTAATTGATGAGTCTTCTAATAAAGTCCTGGTGTTTGTACCCTTTACTCATACCATAGAATTGCTAAATGAATTTCTAAAGAAAAGTAAAATAAGTTGCGAAATAATATCAGGCAGAGTGACTGTAAATAAACGTAACCATATCATTAAAGACTTCCAAGAAACTGATAAAATTCAAGTGCTTATAATCCAACCACAAGCAGCTTCACACGGGCTAACCCTTACTGCTGCTAACACAGTGGTTTGGTACTCCCCTGTAACCAGTGTAGAAACTTACTTACAAGCTAATGCACGAATAGACCGTCCAGGCCAACATAGTCCTATGACCGTAATACATGTACGTGGAAGTGAAGTAGAAACACGTTTATACAACATGTTGCGATCAAACATAGATCACCACTACAAGATAGTCGATTTGTATAAACAAGAGTTAAATACTTGACAATGTAAAAGAGGCTGCTAAACTAATCGTCCCTTTTAAGGAGGAGCGATGAACACCACAGATAAAGCAGACAAATTAACAGCCGTCTACATAAAAATGAGAGAGGCTATTAAAGAAAAAGAAGAAGAGATTAAAGAAATAAAGGTGCAGCAGGATAAGATAACTGAGAAACTGGATTCGTTTTTTGGGGAAAAAGGTGAGTCTCTAAGGCTACAATCTGGCACTGTATCTCGACGCTTACATACTACATACCAAGTAAGCAACTGGGATGAAATGCACACTTTTATTTTAGAAAATGAAGCAGCGCATTTGTTGGAGAAGCGTATACACGGAAAGAATATGAAAGAATTTCTGGAAGTGAATCCAGATGTAGTACCTCCAAGTCTTCAAGTTAATCGTAAACATATTATTTCTGTTCGTAAGCCGTCTAGTAAATGAGGCGGCTCCAGACACAGGATGGGTGTTTTATACACCCAGATACTTACGAGCCTCTATCTTCTATTCAAGTAGTCATAGCAGATGCCGGTACGCTGTCCAGAAGTTATTACGACTCACAAGGCAAAATAAATTGTTGGTCTATCGGGTGTGATTTTCCTGATACAAAAGTACCAGAGCTTACTAAGCAGGCTACGCGCTGTTTAGATTGCAAACAAAGCATAAAAAGAGGCAACACTAACCGAGGAGCACCTTGTAAATTCTTTACTAAGATTAAGGTAGCTTTTTTGGATCGAAATTCTCTTTATGAACTTAGACTTGGAGCATTAAGTTTATTTTCAAAAGAAGATAACAGGATGAGTTTATATAAATATATAAGTCATCTTAAACACAACCAAGAAAATATTGGAAGTGTGCTAACTGAGATATATTTTGTGCAGCATTACAATTTTTACAAAATGTATTTTAAACCCGTTCGACCTTTAGACAAGGATGAACTTATAAACGTAGAACAATTTGAAAACGTAAGAGAGGAAATATTTATGGCTAATGAAACTCACATAATTAGGAATGTTGAAGCACGCTACCCGCGTATAGACAAGCCTTACAGGTTTGATACTAAAGCAGGGAAGAAGGGCAAAAGCGTTCCATGTGATGCGACAGAAGATGGTGCTAGTTACGAACTGGATTTTGTTTTAGATAAAGACCAAGCAAAAGAACTGTATCAGGTTATGCAGGTAGCATTTGAAAATGCTAAAGGCAGAGACAAGTCTTGGGATAAGAAACTAAACATGCCGTTTAAAAAACAAGACGATGGAACTTTCACAGGTAAAGCTAAACTACGCGCTGCTTATGATGGTGTTCCTACTAGCGTACCCGATCATTTTGACGCTAAAAATAACCGCCTTGAAGAAGGTTTTATGCTTACTACTGGTAGCACAGTACATGTAGCAGTAGAACTAATACCTTATAAGATAGCAGCTACGGGGGCATCTGGAGTGTCACTCAGACTGCGTGGCGTACAGGTACTAGAGTATTTACCTTACAAACCGCCTTCTCCTTTCGGTGAAGAAGAAGGTTTTAGTGCTGACGATGCTTCTTCTAATCCTTTTAAAGAAGAAAACCCAAAGGCTGACGATATGTTTGAAGCCGAAGAAACCCCTTCTGAAACTGACCCTTTTGCCGATGAAGTAGAAGAACCAGTTAAACGCAAAAATAAAGAAGAACCTACGGACGATGAAGAAGACATAGAAGACATAATTTCATCCTGGGGAAATGGGAAAGACTAATGAGCTACGGCTATACGACACGGCTTGATAGTCTGAATAAAAAAGCTGATGGCTCCCTGTTAGGAGTAAAGTTAGGGCGGGTGTGTATTAAACACGACATATCTGTTACTGAAATTGCTACTAAGTTGGGAGTCAGCAGGCAGACTATTTATAACTGGTTTATGGGCACCCATGAACCAAACGACGAATTAACTAAACCAATAAGTAAAATAATTTGTAAATATAAAAAATGAATGACTTTGACCTCATAGATTATGCCGTTCCGAAAGGCGGCTTTTACAATGTGGTCGGCATGAAAAACGGAAAGCCTTTTCCAAAGTTTACCGATAGTAAAGAAGCAGCATATAAAATAGCTAGGGAGTTATCTAGCGAAGGATTAGATGTTTACTTTGCTTTAGGGAAACTTAAAAGTAGCGGCAACAGACAAAAGGATAACGTAGAATCATTAGGAGCTATCTGGTTAGACATAGACTGTGGTGGTAGTAAAGCGACAGAGATTGAAAGTTCTACTGGGTTACCAAAAGGGTATGCAACACAACGAGAAGGCAATGCAGCACTTGTAAAGTTTTGTAATACCGTTGGTTTACCTACTCCTGTATTAGTAAATTCAGGTTATGGACTTCATATCTATTGGGCGTTTACTGAAGAAATACCAACAGAAAAGTGGATACCTATAGCCGAGCGCCTTAAAGAAGTCTGTATTACGCAAGGATTCCGTGCTGACCCTGCGGTGTTTGAACCTACTCGCATACTCAGAGTGCCGGGTACTTACAACCATAAAAAAGAAAAACCTAAGCGCGTAGAAGTGCTTATGTCTACTACCGAACGGTATGCACCTGATGAGATACGTGAGCTTCTTGGGGTAGACCCCAATGCCGTTATAAAACCTAGAACAAAACCAACGCTTGATGCCTTACAAAAGTTATTAATACAAAACAAAGGTTATAAGTTTTCTAAACTCCTAGGCCGTCAAGATACATGTTTGCAATTAAAAGATAGCCTAACAAACAGGGCCACTTTATCAGAGCCTCGTTGGTGGGATGCTTTATCTGTAGCTAAATTTTGTGAAGACGGTGGTATGGCTATACACGCGGTGTCTAAAGGGCATCCCGATTATGATTTTAATGCCGTTGAAAGAAAGATAATGGGCATTAAATATGCTCACTCCTGTGAAGAATTTAGAAAGAAAAACCCTGAAGGGTGTAAAGGTTGCACGCACAAAGGAAAAATAACAGGGCCGTTAGAATTAGGAAAGGTTATAAAGAAAGCTAAAAATAGCCCCATTAATAAATTTACTGGTTACTTTAGAGGTGAGAACGGAGGTGTTTATAAACAAGACGGAGATGATCCTAGGTTTGTTTACGAGCATGACTTCTATTTAAAACAACAAATGTGGGACACAGGGGAAGAAGCATACGTTTCTGTTTTTAGATTTCATTCTCCCCATGACGGTATACGCGAGTTTAGCATACCGAATGAAAAACTAGAAAAGAGAGAACTGTTAAGGCAGCTAGCTAAGAACGGAGTAGTATCAACAACTAATGGCGGCGCTCTACATGAGTACGTGATTAATTCTATTACATTTAAACAGAACGAACGAGCGTCAGAAATTATGCGTCTTCAATTTGGTTGGGCTAATAAGAACACTAAATTTATTGTGGGGGAAAGAGAGATAACTGTAGACGGGGTATACCATACACCCGCTGCTAAAGTAACTCGATCTATTGCACAGTGCTTTGAACCTAAAGGTACGTTTGAAAAATGGCAAGAGGTGTTTAATATTTACAACCGCCCAGGTTTAGAGATACAAGCATTTGCCGCGCTGTCTGGATTTGGCGCACCTTTGCTAAGGATGACAGGGCAGAAAGGTGCCATTATAAATCTTGTACATAAAAATGCAGGTACAGGTAAAACCACAGTGCTTCGCATGGCTAACAGTATTTGTGGTGACCCAGAAATGTTGTTGGGTAACCCTAAAGATACTCAAGTAGCGCGTGTAAATAAGTTAGGGTTTTTAAATAACATTGTTAATACAATGGATGAGTTGAGCAATTTAGATAGTGAAGAGATAAGCGAGTTTGCTTACGAGTGTTCACAAGGTAAGGGTAAAGAAAAGGGTATGGCAAACTCAAATGCCAACCGTAAAAATGATACTACATGGCGCACTATAACTCTTAGTACATCTAACTCTTCCTTTTATCAAAAACTTATGGTGGGAAAATCTTTACCAGACGGGGAGATGATGCGGCTTATTGAGTTTGTAATTGACTACCAAGATATAAACATTGTTTCTACAGAAGAAGGTAAAGAAAAGTTTGACCACCAACTTAATGACAATTACGGCCATGCCATTATTCCTTTTGTTCAACATGTAATAGCTAACCCTGAAAGAACTAAAAACATAGTTCAGAGCATACAACGTAAGATAGACAAAGAAATGCGTTTAACTCAACGAGAAAGAAATTGGTCTGCGATTATTGCGGCTAACATTGCAGGGGGTTACATTGCTAACGAACTAGGCATAATTACATTTGATATGGAACGCATCTACTCAAAGGCCGGTGAGATTATTAAGGTACTTCGGGAGGACACTATAGCCCCTGTAGATTCTTACGTATCTGTATTGGGAGGTTTTATAATACAAAACTTAAACAAAATGTTAACAGTAAACGATGGGGTAGACCAACGCACTTCTAAATCTACTGCACCTATAGCAGAACCTAGATGGCAAGAACTTATAATGCGGCACGAGCCTGACACGCAAAAACTTTTTATCCCTGTAAACAGGTTAAGAGAAGAATTAAATAGAGACCAAACAGACTACAAAGCTTTTATTAAAGACTTAGGAGGACGGGGGATATACTGCGAAACTATAAATAAAAGAATGTCTAAGGGTATGTTAATTACTGCACCCGCTCAGAGATGCGCTGTGTTTGATACTTCGCATCCTGAATTTATAAACATGGATGAAATTGTAGAGAAGCAAAAAGAAGATGCAGATAGAGAAAGTGGAGTATCAGATCAACTGGAAAAGGTTTAAAAGGGGATGGTCATTTTTTATACCGTGTCTTAAACCCCCAGAAACTAAAAAGATTTTATTAAAAGAAACTAAACGGTTGAAGTATAAAGTAACTACTAAAATAACTGTAGAAGACGGCGTGCGAGGGATTCGTATATGGAGAGTTTAATTTAAATTTCCGTAATACTCAGTGTTTTCCAGATTTCGGAAGAAAGGAAGAATTTCCTTTCGGAAACTATTATTAAAACGTATGCCTGAAATGTATTCAAGCTCTGACGCTTTACGTGATTTATAAGAACGATTAAGAGTTTGATTTGATATGAGATACGGATAGCTTCTTCTAAAGCCGTTTAACCTTTTTAAACTTCTTTCATTTAAGTCTTTGTCACCTGTAGTAACTGCTATATACCTATCTTTAAGTACGTCAGCTCGTAAATCCATTACTTTATTTTCATAGCTTTTAGATAAAGAACGAGCTTCATAAAGAAAAGATACATCTGCGGGAGTGAAACCTAACGCTTGCATGTATAAATTCCACCCGCTTATATCGGTACTTATTGGACGACCATCTCTTGTTCTAGCACCTTCTTGTAAAAAGCGTGAAGTTTTTAAACCATTACGTAACCAACTAGGAAGCAGTCTTTCAGACCCTCTTTTTATTTCACCATCTGCTATAAGGGCAAGGTTTTCTGTTGAATCTAAAAGATAACTACCCATAGGACCAACCATTTGAAGTGCCATAGCATTTGGGTAACCAAATTTTTCTATCTCATAAGGTTCTTCTCTAAACGCTATTCCATTTGCAATGCTGGCGCGCCCCGATATTTCTAAATTAAACTGTGCATTAATCGGGCCTTTAAGCAGCATTTCAGAGAAACCCGCTTGTCTTAGAGCTGTACGAAAATGAAATGGTGCATCTTCATCATCGTCATACAGGTCAATTGCGCGTCCAACCATAGTAATTAATGTTGAAAGTGCCCCAAAAAGTGGTAAACCAAACATACCGCCCACTGCATAGCTCATCCCGTACATATAAAAAAGTTGTTTAGTAGCTTGGATTTTAGTGGCTCTGTCTTGCCCTGCTGTGGCATCTACAAAAGCTTTAGCTGTTACCCATGTACTTTGCCATATAAAACCTTTGAACGTCCACATAACACGCCCAATGTCACTTTGCAGCCACTTAGGTGCAGTTGTTGCCATACCTGAAGTATTTACATCTTTTACTGTTTTAAGAGCAATTTCAGCAGCTTCTTTGTCTGACTTACCATCAGCTTTTGCCAACTCAAATGCAGTTATGCCTGTTGTTGCACGGTTTAATCTTTCAGTAGCAGATATAGGTACAGAAAGAATGCTAAGAACTTTAGCTCCAAATGTTCTATATTCTTCTGAGCTTTGGCGAGCGCCTTCAAGAACTTCTCGTTCTAACGTATGGCGTAACTGGGCATGGTCCCGCAGTGTTTCATACAACACTTTATATTTAGGGTCTGTTTCCCAATCATTAATAGCAGTTTTACTTGCTTTTCCAAGAGCCGTTGCTGTTTTTATGCCTCCGTACCGAGCTGCTAGTATAGGATACGCTAGTAGGGGGACAGAGCTTAAATTTACTACGCCAGAAGAAACATTACCTGCCATAAACAAAAAATAACTACCAGTGGTAGCACCAGCGGCCCAGGGAGCGTACTGCGGGTTTAAAGTAAACTCTTCTCTTCCTTCTCCTTCTTTCTTACCTGCAATATTTCTTCCTAGAGAATGTATAGTTGACTCTGAAGGGTCTGAAGGCGACAGTTGGCTATAGCCCGAAGCCTGTGAACGTACTTTATTAAAACCTTCTTGTATTTTAGCGTTGTATTTAAGGTCAGCTAGTTTACGCTCCCACTTAACCATCGACTCCCCCCAGACACGAAGTATATCGTCTGAAGCCCCAGCTATATCTGCTGAAGTTTGAAACTGTTGCATTAAAGAAGTGTCAGGAAATAAATCTACATATGCTTCGTATACGCTTGTAGCCAAAGCTTGCGCTTGTTCTTTACCTAAACCTTGCTCTTCACCAGTCTGTTTCACTGCTTCCATAGCATCTGCAATAAAGTTTTCTGGAGGAAACGAAGCTGTAACTGTGCTTTTAATACTATTTAAAGTAACGTAATCATTTACTTTTAATTTTTTTGTTTGTTCTTTTAAACTTTTTCTTTCTTCTTCTGTTTCAGCTTCATTTAATTGTTTTTGAATTTCAATACGATGGTTTAAACCCAGTGCTTTTATTTCTTTATTTCTTTTTGACCTAGACTCAAAGGTACGGACAGTTCTTTCTCCTGTAGCTTTATCTACATAGATTAAAACAAAATCACCATAGCGGCGAGCCGGTATATAACCTGCAATAGGTTTTTCTGCATCAAATTGTTTTTTTACTTCGTTTCTTAACTCAAAATCTTTTATAGAATTAAGAAGAACATTTACATAATCTTTATACGTTTTATCAAAATCAGCCCGCATGATCTTGTACATATTTTGTATAGATTTTCCTCCTTCCATCTTACCAAGTTTTTCAAACGTAGCTTTACCTTCCTTGTAAGCTTTTAATCTTTTTTCTTCTCTAACTAATTCTTTGCCTGTTTTGTTTTTGCCTGTCTTATCTTTAAGACTAGGTGCCGGTTCAAATATATCTACTCGTGCAAGCCGCATAGCTATAGCCATTTTACCCATTGTTTTCATGGCAGGGTTGTATTTGTCAGCCAATTTATAAAACTGTTTATATTTTTTATTAATTTCTGCAATGCCTTGTTCTTGTTCTCCCTGGCGTTTTTCTACGAACTCAATTATTTGTTTAATGCCGGGTAAATGCTTGCCATAGGCTTCCATTAAATTATCAAGACGAAGGGCACCGGACGCTCCTGTTTTAAGTTTGTCAACAAAATTTGCTGGTCCTTCTATATTTTCCATTGTTTCTTTTAAACGTCGAGAACGAAACGGCGGCAGCTCATCGCTTGCTTCTTTAAAAACTACTTCTGGATTTTCATTGGCAAAAAACATACGTTCTAAACGGGAAGGTTCTATAGAAGGACGCGCTTCTATAACATCATTTAAAAATTTAAACGACGCATCATACGCACTTTGGCCTTTACGAATGTTTAGAAATTCTAAAATGGAATCTATTATAGTGTCCCAAAGTGATTTACTTTTCGGTGCTTTTATTGTTTTAAGAAGGTTTTGAAACTCAGAATTACCTACTAGCTCTGCAACAAACTCATAAAGATCAGTCCCTCCGTAAGCATCCCCCATCTGGGTTTTTATAGAAGAATAGAACTCAAAAAGTTTTTTTACTTCTTTAGAATCAGGGTTAGCTAATAAACGATCCAAACCCGCATGAGAAAGTTCATGGAAGAACGTAGCTTTATTCATTCCCCTTTCGGGGTCTAACGCGATAACCCTTTCTTCCGAGTAATAACGACCCACTTCTTCTGGATCAGCAAAAGATTCTATACGTACTTTAGTACCCGCAGCTAATTTACGTAGCTTACGTAAAACAGGTCTTATTTCTTTAGGTTCTGAAGCAAGGAGTATTTCAATAGTACGATTTAAACCCCGTACATTATTTGCATACTCTTGTATTATTGGGTCTATTTCTTGAGGTTTTTGCGGGTCTATTATCTGGGCAAGTCTTTTCTTGTCACTAGCATCTGCGGTATATTTCGGTACTCCCGGTAATATGTTTGGCGTACCTTCTACTGTTATACGTTTGTTTAACTCCGTTTCTACTGCGGGGTCATCTATAGATAAGTTTAGCTCTTCTGCTATCTCTTGGCGTTTAGTGTTTCTAAACGCTTCAACATCTTTTGGTAAATCTTTTTCTAATTGTGTTTTCTGTTCGGGAGTTAATTCTTTATCTGTAGCTTTAGCTTTTAGCGCTGCATCATAAGCTTTTAATAGTCTACTTTTTTCAGCAATATACAAAGTATTCCACTCTTCAGTTCTATTGTTAGGTTCATCTTTTTTTAATGGTTTACCTTTGTATTTTTCCGTCATTTCTTTTGTTGCAAATCCATGAGCGGCAGTATTAATTTTTTCTCGTTGTTTCTCCTGTAATTTATCCTGAATTTTTTTTGCTTCTCTGTTTATTTTTTTAAGTTTAGCGGTTGCTTGTTGTTTTGTTAATTCTCTATTAGCAGCGTCAACACTTGCATCCGCATCTGTATCTACATCTTCACCTTCCAGAGCACTTACTTCTTCTTTAACATCTTTAAATGTGTCTGGTACTTTTTTGTTTTTAACGTCTTTTGCTATCTGTCTTTTAGCTTTATTAAACGCTTTTGTTTCGTTGTCACTTCCTTCTTCAAATTTAAAAACGTCACTTACATACGTACTAGCTGACTCTACACCTAGCTCTTCTGCTATTTTGTTTTTTCTTAAGTTATCTGCGCCTTGTAAACTTCTTGCATTTTTTAAAATTTGTTTTTTATGGTCTTCTCTAATAATATCAACACGCGCTATAAAATTATCTTTTATAGCTGTAGAAAGTTCTGATTCAAGCACCCAGTCTTTAGCATTTTGTGTAGCTTTAATAGTATCTACACTACGCTTTAATGCAGTTCGCCTCGCGTCCGTTGGTATTAATTCAAGTGCTTTTGTTAATACTTCTTTTGGAGGAGTAGGCAATCTTCCTGTTGAACTTCGGACTGAGACGGGGCGGCTGTCTATTATTTCTTGTTCAATACCGGTAGGGTCTAAAGCTACATCTATAGCAAGTTCTTCTAAAGCCAGTTCAGGATAGGTGTCAACAAAAGGCATATTAAAATATTTATTTATAGCTAAAGCACGTTTTCTTTTTTCCCCTTTTAAGTTGCTAGCTTCCCCTTTTAGTTTGCCTGATTCAGCATTTACATCATCTACAAGTAAATCATCTTCGGCTGTAAACCCTGGAATATTTTGTGCATTTTTTAACCCCAGCCAATATTCTTCCACTGTTTCTGCATCTGCAAGGTACTCAGTGTAAGCTATAGGGTCTTCTGCACTTTTTGAAGGGTCTATTGTACTGTCTGGTCTTAAACTAAATATTTTTTCTGTAATTATATCTAGTTCTAGTTTTGCTTCTTCAATTGCTAGTAAGTCTTCTTTTTCTATGTTTGGAAATTCTTTTTTTGTTCTTGCTTGTTCTTTAAGGGCTGCGGCTGCATACCCTTTTGTTGTACGGTAGGACTTAATTACATCACTAATTGGTCTTTCTAAATCTATTGTAGAGAAAAAAGCATCAACTTCTTTAGTTTTTCTTAAGCCCCTCGCTTTATTTATGTCTATATACTTAAGAATACCCTTAGTCGTTTCTTGTGTAGTGGGCATTTTAAATTTAGGAAAAATGGAATTAGTTTTTCCATCCCTAAGTGCTCTAAGAAACCTTCCTAAATCTGTTTTTTTATAGCCAGCCTGAATTAAGTTTTTTAATATCAAATCATTTTGTATTGCTCTTTCTACTCGGTCTCTGTAATTGTTGTAAGCCTTATTTTGTTCAACTACCGCATTGTCTACTAGCTTACGAAACGTTCTGTCTGGTGTAAATTTAAACAGCTTATCTAATCTTCCTTCCGAAAGACTTTTAAGATAATCGTCTATTTGTCTTTGTTGGCTAACCCCACTTTCTTTTTCCATTTTATTTTTAACAGAATCTACATAGCCGTCATAGCCTGCTTCTGTGTCTATAAAAGCTTGGAGGTCTTCTTGTTCGCGTCTTGTTAACTCATCTGCTGCGTCAGATACAACAGTTTCTTCTACGCCTTGTAATTCAAATTCTCTTTTAATTGCTGCATCCGCTGCTTCTTCACCACGAAGCTCGGCGGTTTCTACAGCCTCGTCTTCTAGCACCCCTTCATTTATTAATTTTTCATAAACCTCATCTACTACACGTTGCCTAATTTCTTCAGGGTTTTCATACGCTGCCACCCCTTCCAGTTGTCTTTCTTCAATGCCGCGTTCTGCATAACTTTTTTCGGATTCTTTCCTTTTGCGCCAATATGCTCTGTCAGCTTCTTCCATTCTTTTCTGTCTGTCTGCCTTAAGTCTTACTTTGTCTTCCTGCGCTGCTTCTTCTTCTTTTTCTTCAAATGTTTCTGTTTCTTGTTCCCCTGCTAGCCTTTCTATCTCTGCTTCAATATCAGCCAGTTCTGTCCCGCGTGGTTTTATAATGTCTGAACCTAATGAACTAATAGCTCCGACTGGCGCACCTACCGCACCCTCTAATGTGGCAGCTCCTGTTACCCCCCTAAAAGTAGGCGTATCAATACCTTCTCTTTGAAGCGCGATGTTACTTGCAAATTGTTCCTGCCCACCCTGTAAAGCTTCAGGCAATGCTTCTTTTAATGCTGTACGAGAAGCTTCTTTTATAAGC